CTTGTTCTTGTTGAAGCGTAACCTTGTGATAGTTTCGCTGACGCAGTGTAGCCCGTTAAATTAAACGCTGTGTTGTCACTATTCGTAACAGTCACGTCCGTTGAAAATGATGCGCCCTGATCAATCCTTAGATTCGCTCTCGCTGCCATTGACTTCTTCTAATCCTTTTTTAATTTTATCGTTATAGTAATTAGTTAATACTTCAATCTTTTCTAATTCTATTTCGTGTCTTACTTTAGAAGTTAAAATTTCTTGTCTAGCAACAATTGTATTTCTTACATCTAATGGTAATTCACTTATAATATAGTCGTTACCATCAATTGTTATTTTGTCTTGTTTTACTTCACTCATAATTTTATCACCTTTATGTTTATTTATATTACTTGACAAACGCAGGAAGACCTAATAATGGTCGTTTATCAAACTTATTTTTCTCGGCAAATGGACCGTTTACGTGGTTATAGTGTAAAAATACTTGAGCACACATATTACCCATAAACTCATTTCGCCAATGTTCTAATTCACAACCAGAATATACTAGCATATCACCTGGTTCTAAATCTACTCTATTGCCTGGGTGCGCTCCTTGTTTCACAATACACTCCTCTCCCTTGGCAGTATATTGTGATTTTAATACATTGTTTTCTCCCGTTGGATCAATGTATATTGGCCAAGGATCCCCACCTAGATTTAAAGTTGTAGATATTTCACAACTTGGTCTATCTTTGTGTCGCCATAGTATAGACCCTTTTTCATACACTCTTGTATATGAATAAGTTGGTATTAACTCTAAACCTGTTTGTTCTCTCATTACAGGTAAAACTTTCATCAATAACGTTTCCATCACAGGATCAGCATAATGAGAATAGACACCTGGCACTTGTTGGTCTGTCCAAGTTCCCCACATACCTGTATCAGCAATCACATTGTTTTTATACATAAATCCTGCGGCATCTCTTTTTAATAAAAGATAGTTTAGACAGAAATTTGCTAACTCATAAGAGATGGCGTTTTTGATTACTTGATATTTCTTTTGTTTAAATTCTTCATTCATTATTGAAATCCTTCCTGTACAAAATTAAAACTAACCGATATTCTCATATCATTACTTTGATTTGGTTCTACACAATGCCATAACCACGCAGGAAACATAATCAATCTTCCTTGTATTGGTTCTATATGTGCTTCACGCCATAAATGTTTTGGCGGTTGGCCTGATTTTCTTGTCGGCATCATTGTTTGAATACCTGGTCGAGGGTCATTGACTACCAACTCACCACATTGTGGTTGTGTCTTTACATAATATACACCTGAAAATAAACAGTTAGGGTGAACGTGAGGTCTATTGTAACCTCCGGAATAATTTATGTTTGCCCACATATTTCCTAACATAGGCTTTCTAGCTAACCATTCTTCTTGGTATATTTCGTGTTGCATTTTATATAACTCATCAACTAATACTTGATATTCTTTTTTTAAATGCATATCAGTTGTTGAGTGCCAACCATTCATATTTGTTTTTTTCACACCTTGGTCTTGTTGAGACCATTGAATAATATGTTGTGCTAACGTATTATTATCTAACTGTAAATCTTTGCCATATACAGTCGTTGGAAAAAACTGTTCTTTTATTAACATCTTATCTAAACGGTTTACCTCCAAACCAAACAACAAGTGATTGTCTTACACCTCGTTTGACTGGATTAACTCTATGATTTAAAAATGAAGCAAATACAGTTGCGTGTCCTTGTTTCATTGGTTTAAATTTACCAGGTGCCATTAATTCTAAATCACCACCTTCAAATTCTGCTGGGTCATTTAAAAGTAAAGTCATTGATATTTTTCTTACTGGTGGCTCGTGTGACATATTCACATCACAATCCATATGCCAATCATAAAAACCACCTTCTGGATATTCTGTAAATTGTGCGTTTTCAGTTATTTGAATATCACCAAATCCAAAATGATTTTCATTTGCCTTTTGTATAAAACTATACAAATCTCTATACATATGTGGCATTTCAGCAAATGGTATCCAAGATATAGTGGTTACTCTTTTTTTAGTATCTAAACCACCACCTGGTTTATTCATACCGACTTGTGCTTTTTGTGGTTGTTGTCTTCTTCCACATTCTATTATTTGTCTGCACTGGTCAGGTGAAAATAGTGGAGTTGTTGTTTCTACAATCCAACTCTTCCATTTAGGTTCTGTTAAGTGCATATTTTCGTACATACCGCTCATTAAATAGCTCCTCTGTTTTCAATTGGGTTATACTGAACATCACAGTTTGCTGCTAGTGTTCTTCTAACTTCGTTTGTTCCGTTAAATGGATATACACAATGTCGCATATCATAAGGAAAAATATAAAAATCTCTTTCTTTTAATTCAGGTTGATAATCAACTTTAGCAAATTGACCAGAAGACGAACCTAATATTTGTAATTTACCATTTTGAGGTTGTTGTTCAGCTGAATATTCAATACCTGTATTTTTAGGAAGTTTTAAAATCATTACTGAAGATAGGCCTGTAAACATTGTTCCTTGATGAACGTGTACAGGATTGTATTCGTGTTCTTTCATTTCATTGATCCATATACTATTTAAATGACAATGTGGATTTCTTATTTTATTCCAATTTAAATAATGTTGAAACATACTCATAAACCATTGTTGTACATTTACTGGTAATAGACTATGACGGTGCATTTTAGAAGTGTCTTCTCCATCATAATAGATAGAGTGTTCATTTCTTATCTTACCGACTAGTTGTTTATTGGCTGGTGCCAGTTGAGTAAAGTTTGATTCGTAAATAGCATTAATCGTATGAAATATCTCTAATGGTACTTCATATCTCAAAACCGATTGTCCTAAAAAGACAAAGTTAAATTTTATATCATTCATATCAAAATTTTATATGTCCATATTTATCAACGATACGCTGAGGTATCATAGAACGATATGGATTATCTTCCTTATATATTCCATTTGTTCTAATTGTGTGCATATTATCACCCACAATCTTATCATCATAACTTCTATTATTTACATTTAGTTGAGATAGATTATTAAAGTTATGTTCAAAATAAGGTATCTCTAAAAAGTTATATATTCTATTTAGTTGGGTCTTAGGATCGTTAATCAAGTCATCATATTTTACAAAACAAGCCATATGTGAGTTTTCAGGTTGTAATAAAGTTTTGATTGCTTCTAAATCTTTTGCGATGGCGCCATCTTTATTCATTAACATACCCAATTTTTCATCATCTGTTTTTAGACCATATCTATTGACAAATGAGTTAGGATTGTTAGTATACCACTTCATATAAGACGCTAGAACGTCTAAAACATCTCTTAATAGTACAACACACTTAATTGGTTGATTAAAATGTTTTTGCATTAACATCAGATTACCTGGTGTAGATACAGGTCCTCTATCAATAATGTATTTGTAATTCCAGTCTTTGTAATAGTTATCAAAGACACTATTTAAAACGTTGTCTAATGATTGTTCATCAGGATAGTTTTGAAAGACATCAGTTTGTTTTAATAAAAACAAGTCTTTCATTATTTCTAATGTGATTGAATTGGCGGTCACGCCTATGTCTGGATTTTGATTCATTAAAGAACCAAAGAGTGTGTTGCCTGAACGAGGCATCGCCACTAACCAAAATATTTTTTTATCTATCATTTATAAAAGGACTATCACTTTCAAATACTTTTTTATAGTATATATATGTTTCTTGTAATACCTTAGGTTCTTCACTTTCAGATATTACAATATTTACTTCTTCAATACCTAACTCTTTACAGGCTAGGTATCGGTTGCTGCCAATACAAACTTTATATCTATCGCCATCAACAACAACCGTTAAAGGATTTATGAGACCTTGTTCTCGTATGCTTTTTAAAACATTTTTGTAAAGAGTGCTTTGTTTTTGTAAACGAGGGTCTTTTTCTAATCCTCTATTTCTTAAATAACAACTACTTAACTTTACTTTCTTCGTTATCACCTGAAGCTTCTTTATATGCTAACTTGGCCTTGTTTAACTCTTTATCAGCAGGTTTTGTAGATATATCGCTTGAAGTAGATAAACCTAAATCTTGTTGATTTTGAGTATTTGGTTTGTATCCAAGTTTTGCTTTTGCTTCAGCACTATATGGTAATAGTACACCATCTTTTTCAAGTCTTTCAAGTGTATGTAATTGACCTACAACGTTAAAGACTTCTGGTTGAGAAGAACCTGGTGTTAATGTTTTAACTTTATTTGTTAACATTAACTTGTAAGATTCTGCTTGGTGTGTATTAACATTTTTAGTGTCAAAAGAACCATCATCATATTCTGATTTTAGTTGAGACCATTGATTGATTTCTCTCATACGGTCTTTTGCAACTAATTCCATATTTGCTCTTCCGTATAGTTTTTCTTCTAACTCAATCTCGTGCATTTCTCTTTCTAACTCGTCAGCTTCTTCTTCAATTTTCTTTTTAAGTTTTTTAATTTCAACTTCATTTTTTCTATAATCAAATGAAAGTGACATTAAGTTTTCAAAGAATACGTTTTGTTCTCTTACACACTGCCAGTATTTTGCGGCTTTAGTTGGATATTTTGCGTCTTGTAAAACAGACATTCTCATTTCTGTTTCTGTTCTAAAGACTTGTTTTTTGTGCCAAGTATCTTTTAACTCGTCTTTTAACTCTTTAAGAGCTTTAAAGTCGTTAGTATCTAATACTTCGGCTAGATGATTGACGTTTGCTTCTGAAGCGGCAACGATATCTCGTTTTTCTTTTTTGGCTTCGGCGTAGTTTTGTGTTTTGTTTTCTTCACTCATTTACAATTTCTCCTGTTACATTATAAAGCATTTTATATGCTATTATATAATTCTATTTATACGACCATTATGATGTGGTTAAAGTGGAAGCTGTAACAGTTGATGTTTGTCCTGAAAATTCACGTGTTACATTTGTAATAGGGTGAACCCCACCTATAGAAAGTCCAGCACTTGCTAAACCAGCATTTCCAGCTACGTAACTAGCAGTATCCGGTAAATTTGCTGTATTATCCCACGCTGTACCATTCCATTGTTCAGTATTAGTTAATATGGGAGATGCTGGCGCAGGTTCCCCTCCGTAACTTACACCATCCGATTGTGTTCCAAATCCTCCAGAACCTCTTCCTTTAAAATTTGAATCAGATAAAGTAGTCCAACTTGTACCATCATAGGATTCAGTTGTACCCGAAAACGATGGTGAAACTGCAGGATTAATACCTCTATTTCTAATTGCAGCTGTTTGGGTTCCAAAAGCAGTAGCATTTCCTGTAGTAGCTTGATTTAAATTATTAACATCAGTCCAAGATGTACCATCATATTCAGCAGTTTTAAATATATTACTTGGATTAGGTTCACCACCAAAAACTAAACCAGCTGTTAGAGTTCCTGTTCCACAACCTTGACTACACACTGCTGATAAATTTCCACCAGATGACCAAGATGTTCCATTATATTCTACTGTGGCATTTGTTCTTGCTGGTTGATATCCTCCAGCACCAAAAGCAGCTGTTTGTGTTCCACCTTCCATTCCATCTCCATAAACAGCAGGCATTGTTCCACCAGCAGTCCAAGAAGAACCATTATATTCATTTGAGGTATCGATTCTTCCTAGAGGATCATTTCCTCCAAAAGCTAAACTTGCATTTTGGGTTGAATTTGTTGCTGAACCTAAGTTATTTATATTAGTCGGATAATTACCACCACTTGACCATACTGCCTGTGTAATTGAATTGATTTCTGAATTGTATTCTTCGGTTGCTGTAGTGTAAGCAGTACCTGTATATCCACCTGCCACTAGTGAACTTGTAGCAGAACCACCCTTTGAATATACTGTTCCATTTCTTGCGGTTGATAATGTAGCAGATGATATAGACCAATTAGTTCCATCCCATTCTTCTATGGCAGAGGTTCTACCACCAGGATTTGTTCCACCCATATAAATTCCAATTGATTGAGTTCCCACAAAACCCGCTCCGTTTCTTCCTGTATTCATACTATTTAAAGTTGTCCAAGATGAACCATCCCACGATTCTGTTTCACCTTCATTTGGAGGACTACCACCAGAAAATATAGCAGCTGTTTGTGTTCCACCACCACCTCTTGTAAAATTTCTTGCTGTATTTGTGTCTGAAGCAGGAGAAGATAAAGATGTCCAACTAGTACCATCATATGAAGTTGTAACTGTACTAGAAGCAGATTGTGGTTCGTTATAACCACCAAATGCTAGTCCAGCAGTTTGAGATCCTGCAGACGCTCCAAAACTTCCTTGACCATTAATATTATTAGTTGTTGTCCAAGCAGATCCGTCATATTCTGCTGTTCTTAAAGTAATAGTTGGGCTACCACCACCAGATTCATAATCTCCTCCAGCGTAAACGGCTGCTGTTGCTGTTCCAAAATCATATCCCGCTCTCGATCCTACTGGTATAGTAGCAGCAGCTGTCCAAGTAAAACCACTATAATCTGAACAAAGAGTATGTGCAGGAATTGGACTAGGACCAACTCCACTAATTGCTAAAGTAGCAGTTGTAGGACCAACACCGCCAGGATAATATAAATTAGTAGGTGTGTTACCACCAGAAGACGTAGCTTTAATCTGTGTTAAGCCCTTTAAAGTACCCGTAGCTGTATTATACCAGACCTGTCCTTCGGTAGCCGAAGTTAAAGTCGGGTCAGAATCCAGATATTGTATTCTATTACCTTTGATTTCTGTATAGTCAGCCATTTAATTCCTTTTAAATTACAAAATCAACTAACTATGGAAGTGTAATGTCAGTTGGTTTTGGACCAAGTCTTTGTACTTTTTGTTCTGCTGTTTCACCTTCAACGTTGTTAGCGTCCCAAGCGGCTTTCGCTGCGTCAACTTCAGCAGTTACTAGTGTTTGAGCCTCACTTTTAGTTTTTTCTACGCCGTTTTTCTCAGCTAACCAAAGTGCGCCTTTTTCGTTGTTTCCGATTACCCAAACGTTTGCTGGATAGCCTCTTAAAAAGAATGCTCTTCTGTCTTCAGCAGTAAAGAATCCTTTTCCTGTGTTAGTAGCAGTACCATATATGAATAGTGCCATTGTTGTTTCTCCTTATTAATAAGTTTTCTTTTTACTATTTATAATCTAACTTGTTGTCAAAGTTTTAACATTTAAAGCGCTTGTTACGCCAGTAAATTCTTCTGTTGAAGTAGTATTTGCTGTTCCAGTATATCCTGAAGCCACAATAGCAGCAGAATATGTTCCAGCTCCAGATTGAGCTTGTCTTGCTGTTGCTGCTGTTGGTGCTGATGACCAAACTGATCCATCCCAATTTTCTGTAAGTGCTACATAAGCTCCAGGTCCATTTCTTCCCAACATTGCTAGTGCTGAAGTTTGAGATCCTGCACCTCTTACAGCATATCTAGCTGTAACTACAGGACTACTTTCTTCTGTCCAAGCAGTTCCGTTGTATGATTCAGTATTACTTTTTGCAGTTCCATCAATCCCTGCTCCGTAAATTGTAGCTGTTTGAGTACCTGCGGCTGCTCCATCGTATCTTGCGGTATTTAATGCTCCTCCAGCTGTCCAAGACGTTCCGTCATATTCTTCTGTGTTTGAATAAGCATTTGGAGTTGGGCTTTCACCTGATATATTTAAACCTGCTGTTAAAATTCCAGCCCCTGTTCCACCATCTCTTGCTTGAAGTAATGTTCCTCCAGCTGTCCAAGCAGAACCATTATATTCTTCTGTATTTCCTACATCAGTTGAAGGAGGAGTTCTTCCTCCTGCAGCAACTGCTGCTGTTTGAATACCAAAACCACCTAATGATATTCTGGCTGTAGATAAAGATGCAGGAGAAGTTGTCCAAGCAGATCCATTATATTCTTCCGTTGCTCCTGAAAAAGCAGTGCTAAATCCACCATATATAACGGTAGCTGTTTGAGTTCCCGCACCTGCTCCTTGTCTCCTTGCAGTATTAACATTCCCACCACTCGCCCATGCTGCACCTGTAATGACGTTTATTGATTTTGTAAATTCTTCTGTAAGACCTCCACCAATAGGAATTCCAGCAACAGCTAACGCTGCAGTCTGTATTCCAGCGCCTGCCAACTTACGTCTAGCAGTTCCCATATTACTAGTAATAGTCCAAGATGACCCATCATATTTTTCTGTTGTAGCTAAAGTAGAAGGAGGAGGTGAACCACCAAAAGCTAATCCTGCTGTTTGAAGTCCAGCTCCAGCTAATTGATATTTTCCTGTTGCCAGTGATCCTCCTGCTGTCCATGCAGAGCCGTCGTATTCTTCTGTTGCAGATTGCATAATTCCTGGTGAATAACCACCAAATCCTAATCCCGCTGTTTGAGTTCCAGCTCCAGCTATACCATATCTACCAGTTGCTAAAGCTCCACCCGTTGTCCAAGATGATCCATCATATTCTTCTGTATTGTCATGGTATGTAATAGGACTTGGAGTAACACCTCCAAATGCTAAAGCAGCTGTTTGTAGACCTGCGCCAGCTAATTCATAACGAGCAGTTCCCATATTGTTTTGTTCAGACCATGAAGTTCCATCATATTCTTCTGTATTAGTTGTGAGACCTGGTGCGCCACCACCTGCAAATGCTAATCCAGCTGTTTGAGTTCCAGCACCTGCTGCAGCTAATCTTGCAGTATTTAAATTTCCACCTAATACCCAACCTGATCCATTATATTCTTCTGTTGTGGTTACAGGACCTGGATCATTTCCACCAAAAGCAAGTGCTGCTGTTTGTGTTCCTGCTCCAGCTCGACCAGCACTAGTTGTTATATTCGTATTAGAAGCACTCGACCACGCTTCACCAATTACCACACTCTTAAACGCCCCAGCCGCACTATTATACCAAAGTTGGCCTTCAGCACCTGTATCGCTAGGGTCTGTTCCTAAAGACTGTACTGTTTTTCCTTTTATATTTTTATATTCGCTCATAGTTTTTTAACTTGTTGTAAGTGTTACTGTTCCTACTGGTGATGCATTATATTCTTCTGTTGTAGCAACTACACCTGTTGTTGGATTTCCTCCAGCCATAAACGCACTTGTAGAAGCAGAACCCCCCATTCCTGTTGAGTGTCTTGCTGTTGCTGGATTTGCTGCCGCTGCCCAAGAAGTTCCATCGTATTCCTCAGAAATTGCTGAACCCATTGAAATCGCTGGTGGAGTTCCTGATCCAATAAGACCTGCTCCAACAAGAGCAGAAGTTTGAGTTCCACAACCTGCAAGATAAGCTCTTGCTGTGTTTAATGAATTACTTGATGTCCAAGATGAACCATTCCATTCTTCTGTGTTTCCAACTACATTAAAGGTAGGAAAAGATTGATCACTTCCACCAAATATAACCGCTGATGAATCTGAAGCTCCTCCACCTGCTAATCCATATCTTGCAGTTCCAATATTTGAAATTGCCGTCCAACTACTACCATCATATGTAGCAGCAACGTTAGAATGAGGAAATTTACCACCAGCTCCTAATGCTGATGTTTGTGTTCCTGCTCCTGCTAATCTAGCAAGTGAAGCTGGATAATTTCCACCAGAAGTCCAAGCTGATCCATCCCATTCTAATGAAGTATTTGTTGCACTTCCTGGAGGTGAATTTCCTGCAAATATTAAACCAGCTGTTTGAGGTGATTGAGTTGCAGGTCCAGTTTGATTTCTATCCGCTGGTAAAGCTGTTGAAGTAGTCCAAGTTGATCCATCATATTCTTCAACAGATGTAGTATTTCCTCCTGCAACTAAACCTGCTGTTAAAGTTCCAAATCCTTGTGTTTCTCTAGCACTATTTAAATTACCACCACTTGACCAAGCTGCCGCTTTAACAGAATAACCTTTAATAACACCTGTCGTAGAGTTATACCAAACTTCTCCTAAAACAGGATTTGCTGGGTCGGTGGCTCTTACTTCAATAGTATCGCCTTTAATTTCGTTATATGTTGCCATTGTTTACTTGTCTTTTAATAACCAACCTTGAGTAGAGTTAAAATAGACTAAAGTAAACGCTGCTCTTTCGGTTGATATGGTTAGGTCGGCCGCTGAACCTTGTATGTTTTCACTATTTCGGCCTACTGTAATATTGTTTGTGTCGGCTGTACCTGAAGCATCTATAATAGAAACTTCATCGCCTAAACTAGGAGAAGCAGGTAAATTGATTGTATGAGCGGCACTTGTTGTGTCTATGAAATATCCGTTACCAGCAACGGCTGTTGTAACTGTTGAACCATCAGCAACAATACCTGATTGCCAAGCTGTTCCTGCTGAAATTTCTACTGAACCACCAAGGGCTACAGATGAA